TATCAGTAATAAATATTATCAATAAAATTATATTTGGTATAATTAATAAAAAAAATATAATTAATATTTAATTATAATTAAATATTATTCTTTTTTTTTGATTCGCTTTACATAACAAATGAATATCATATATAAAGAATTATTTCATTATATAATATAAAAAAGATATTATTATGGTATAATATTTAATTAGAATATGCTAAACCACCCATACCAGATAAAATACGAAGTACGTTATAATTAACCGCGAATACATAAACTGACCCCGCAATTGACGACGCGACTGATAAGATTGCTGTGTCAATTCTACTCATATTGAGAGACCCTGAGGGCTGGTGTTCTTCAGGTTTTATCGCAAATGAATAAACATTAATACCTTGATGGAAAGTATTAGGAGTGATTTCGTGATGTTGATAAGGTTGAACTATAGAATAATAATTACCATCACGTTCTGCCATTCTATCATTACCGTTTAATTGTATTTTAGCGCGAAGAACGGGATTTTGAGCAATAATATATTCATTATCAGTAAAACGATCAGTGAAGTTATTCCAGAAAGCATGAGATGATCCACTGCTAGAACGGATGGCAAAAATTAATTCTTTTACAGGATGATTAAAATTCATTCTCACAGATTTCATACTAGAAGGATCGGAAGTTGCGGTAATAGTATCAGTACCAGTAAATTGTAATTGTTCAATTAAGTATTCGTGGGATAATTGAGCAAATCTTCTTCTTTCATCAGTATCTAAAAAGATATAATCTACCCACATTGATACATTTTCTAATAATAAATAAGTGGAAGCGGATGAAGTACCGCCTAAAGCACTATTTTTAACGGCAGTAACCGCGGTAGTACCATCAGCATCATCAACTAATTCAAAAGATTTATTACAATAATTAGTATTAGAAGCATCATACATTTCGGATACAGTAGCATATTCAATATTGATTTTAACTTCGTGATATTGAAGAGCAATTAAAGGAAGGGCTAAACCAACATTTCTACAGAACCAAAATTCAAGAGGAACATAGATTTCATAAGATGATTGTGCCGCTAAATAAACGGCACGATTATATTTATCACCACCAACCATTAATTGATAACCTTCTTTTTTGCCCATACACATAGTTAATTCATTCCAAATATATAACCATTCAGAATAATGTTTATCAATTCTTTGACCACCAATTTCTAATTCAATAGTTTTTAATAATCTTTGTCCAAAATAAGGAACAAGAGCAATACCATTTTCACCAGGCGCGGCGTGTAAAGCAGTATTATTTTTAATAGTCGCGTAGAAATAAACACGATGTATTAAATCACCATTTCTTGTAATTTGTATACTAACACGAGAACCAAAATTATTATTACCATTAAAAGATTGTTCAATTGCTTCAATTGCAAAATTGGTGTGGCGACGATAAACGACCTTGAAAAATGTAATTTGAGGATTACCAGTTAAATAAACATCCTGAGCACCATAAGCGACAAGCTGAAGAAGACCACCACCCATTTATGCTATATTCTTTATACTATAATAGGAGAAAAAAAATGTTATATATAAAATTTAATTGCTATAGGCAAGACCCCCCATTCCCGATAGGATACGAAGAACATTATAATTAACAGCATATACAAATAAGTTATATGTTCCTGATGAATAATTTACATCACTATTCATAGTTAAATTTAATACTGCGGTATCAATACGGGACATATTAAGAGACCCTGAGGGCTGGTGTTCTTCAGGTTTTAATGAAAAGGAATAAACATTAATACCACCATTAGAAGGAACATTTTCGTGATGTTGGAATGGTTGAATGAGATTGAAGTAAGACCCTTTGCGAAGAGAAAATCTATCATTTCCATTAAGAACGAGTTTAGCTTCAGAAGTATGATTATATTTAGAATTAGTAGCAGGGAATAATTTTTCTTTTAATTTTGGTAAATTATTATCAGTATCAATAGCATTAGTATCAATTAATAAACGTTTTTTAGCAGCATTAGTAGAATTAGTAGTATAATTCATCCAGTTATTATTATTAGCAGAACCAGATGTAGTCATCCATATAATTTCTTTAACTGGATGGTTAAAATTTAATTTAGGTTTAATGCTATTATTAGAAACAGCTTCTTGACCAGTAAATTGTAATTGTTCAATTAAATATTCATGGGATAATTGAGCAAATCTTCTTCTTTCATCAGTATCTAAGAAAATATAATCAACCCATAAAGAAGCATTAAAACCTTGTGATGGAGGGGTGCTAGTATCGGCAGCACCTGCGGTAGTAACAACACCAGCACAATTTGCTGCAGTTTCAAAATTAAGATTAATTTTAACTTCGTGATATTGAAGAGCAATTAAAGGAAGAGCTAAACCAACATTTCTACAGAACCAGAATTCTAAAGGAATATATAAATGTTGATTAATTGGGTTAGTAGTATTAGTAACACTACCACCATAAGCACCAACCATATCATTATAGCCAATACGTTTAGCAACAGGTAATGATAATTCATTCCAAATATACATCCAATGAGAATAATGTTTATCAATCTTTTGACCACCGATTTCAATTTCTACATAATTGATAAGTCTTAAACCAAAATATTTACATAAAACATCACTATTAGTAGAACCTAAATCAACAACTAAATAAACACGATGAATTAAATCACCATTTCTAGATATTTGGCAAGTTACTCTTTGTCCATATGAAGGAGTTCCATTAAAAGTTTGTTGTATTGCTTCTAATGCAAAATTGGTGTGTCTACGATAAACGACCTTGAAAAATGTAATTTGAGGATTACCAGTTAAATAAACATCCTGAGCACCATAAGCGACAAGCTGAAGAAGACCACCACCCATTTATGCTATATTCTTTATACTATAATAGGAGAAAAAAAATGTTATATATAAAATTTAATTGCTATAAGCAAGACCACCCATTCCCGATAGGATACGGAGAACATTATAATTAACAGCATATATATTAATACCACCAGAAACTGTAGATGTTACTGATAATACGGCAGTATCAATACGAGACATATTAAGAGAGCCTGAGGGCTGATGTTCTTCAGGTTTTAATGAAAAGGAATAAACATTAATACCTGAATTATTTGGAATATTAGTATGATGTTGATATGGTTGGACATAATTGAAATATTTACCTTCTCTCTTATTGAAACGGTCATTACCATTTAATTGTAATAAACCATCAGTGAAAGGATTAGCTTTATTAGGAGTAATATTCATCATAATTTTATTTTTATAATCATCTAATACAGTATCTGTAAGAGGTGTGCTTGTTAATGTACTAGCGCCAGTCATATTAATATTGAAAAGTTCCGCCGCGATATTAGCATTATTAGTAACATCTCTAGCACCAAATTGTATACTGGAAGATGATGTAGGATCATATGGTAATTTAAATGGTGAATAAGCACCCGCTGCCGCAAAATTAGTTACTTCAGTATAATTATACCAATGAGGTACATATGTGGTTGGATATTTAGCAACCCAGATTAATTCTTTAACGGGATGGTTAAAATTTAATTTAAGCCTATTCGCACCAACTGCTAAAGTTTCTTGACCAGTAAATTGTAATTGTTCAATTAAATATTCATGAGATAATTGTGCGAATCTTCTTCTTTCATCGGTATCTAAAAAGATATAATCAACCCATAATGTAGCATCTAAAGAAGATCCTACTTGAGTTTTTGCGGTAGTAGCAGGTACAACAGTAATACCAGCATTATTTGGATTAGCGGCACTTAATTGATACATACAATTATCTTGTGTTTCAAATTCAATTTTGAATTTAACTTCGTGATATTGTAAGGCAATTAATGGTAATGCTAAACCGATATTACGGCAAAACCAAAATTCAAGGGGAATATATAATGTCTTTTTGCTTCCATTAACAATAGAAGATGGACTTAATAAGTTTTGACTGCTAACAACATCACTATCTGCGCCAACCATCATATTCCATCCCCATTTTTTACCAAATGGTAATGATAATTCATTCCAAATGTATAACCAATCAGAATAATGTTTATCAATTTGTTGACCACCAATTTCAATAGTTACTGTTTTAAGTAATCTTAAACCTAAATAATTAACATATCTTCCAGTTGTGAAATCCGCAAAGTTATAACTAGATATAGCAGGAATATTTACTTGTAAATATGTGCGATGGATTAAATCGCCATTTCTAGAAACTTGACAATATACTGTTTGTCCGTATCCAGGTGTTCCATTAAAAGTTTGTTGAATTGCTTCCATCGCAAAATTAGTATGACGACGATATACAACCTTGAAAAATGTAATTTGAGGATTACCAGTTAAATAAACATCCTGAGCACCATAAGCGACAAGCTGAAGAAGACCACCACCCATTTATGCTATATTCTTTATACTATAATAGGAGAAAAAAAATGTTATATATAAAATTTAATTGCTATAGGCAAGACCCCCCATTCCCGATAGGATACGAAGAACATTATAATTAACAGCATATACAAATAAGTTATATGTTCCTGATGAATAATTTACATCACTATTCATAGTTAAATTTAATACTGCGGTATCAATACGGGACATATTAAGAGACCCTGAGGGCTGGTGTTCTTCAGGTTTTAATGAAAAGGAATAAACATTAATACCACCATTAGAAGGAACATTTTCGTGATGTTGGAATGGTTGAATGAGATTGAAGTAAGACCCTTTGCGAAGAGAAAATCTATCATTTCCATTAAGAACGAGTTTAGCTTCAGAAGTATGATTATATTTAGAATTAGTAGCAGGGAATAATTTTTCTTTTAATTTTGGTAAATTATTATCAGTATCAATAGCATTAGTATCAATTAATAAACGTTTTTTAGCAGCATTAGTAGAATTAGTAGTATAATTCATCCAGTTATTATTATTAGCAGAACCAGATGTAGTCATCCATATAATTTCTTTAACTGGATGGTTAAAATTTAATTTAGGTTTAATGCTATTATTAGAAACAGCTTCTTGACCAGTAAATTGTAATTGTTCAATTAAATATTCATGGGATAATTGAGCAAATCTTCTTCTTTCATCAGTATCTAAGAAAATATAATCAACCCATAAAGAAGCATTAAAACCTTGTGATGGAGGGGTGCTAGTATCGGCAGCACCTGCGGTAGTAACAACACCAGCACAATTTGCTGCAGTTTCAAAATTAAGATTAATTTTAACTTCGTGATATTGAAGAGCAATTAAAGGAAGAGCTAAACCAACATTTCTACAGAACCAGAATTCTAAAGGAATATATAAATGTTGATTAATTGGGTTAGTAGTATTAGTAACACTACCACCATAAGCACCAACCATATCATTATAGCCAATACGTTTAGCAACAGGTAATGATAATTCATTCCAAATATACATCCAATGAGAATAATGTTTATCAATCTTTTGACCACCGATTTCAATTTCTACATAATTGATAAGTCTTAAACCAAAATATTTACATAAAACATCACTATTAGTAGAACCTAAATCAACAACTAAATAAACACGATGAATTAAATCACCATTTCTAGATATTTGGCAAGTTACTCTTTGTCCATATGAAGGAGTTCCATTAAAAGTTTGTTGTATTGCTTCTAATGCAAAATTGGTGTGTCTACGATAAACGACCTTGAAAAATGTAATTTGAGGATTACCAGTTAAATAAACATCCTGAGCACCATAAGCGACAAGCTGAAGAAGACCACCACCCATTTATGCTATATTCTTTATACTATAATAGGAGAAAAAAAATGTTATATATAAAATTTAATTGCTATA